GTGGCGTTGCTGTAGTTGTAGCCAGAGATGCCGATGCCGAGCAAGTATGCCGGGACTCCGATTGCTCGTGAGAGTTCAAGTGCGCTGAAATTTCGTGCTTCCACGAGTTGCATCTTGGAAGGGTCGGTGTCGAATTGTTCGTACTTGACAGCACTGTTCAATGCGCCGACAGCGTTGACTCGTCGTGCGTTTGACCATGCTGCAGCGAGTTCACCAAGTGACTCTGCGTCAAGCGGTTCAGATGAGTCGGTCTGCTGTAAGTATCCAGCGACGATCTCGTTGGAGGCGAAGCGTTCAGCTGAGCGGTCAAGCTTGAGGGCGGTCTCAATGACACGACGGCCAGTCCAGAGGAATCCTTGAACTGGTGCCAAGAATTGCACGACATCTTGTGTCGGTAGTGCGACTCCGTTGAAGTTCACCTGATCGGATTTTCCGAAGTACTGCGGGCCGTTCTGATCAAGAGTCTCAACCATTTCGCAGGGCAACCACTGGAACGATAGAGGCCGTCCAGTGGCAGAGCTGCGTGAGGTGACATACCAGAACGCACGACCTCTCATCATCAGATCCATACAGGTATTGCTCATGATGAAGTTACGAGTAACGGTCGGATCAGGAAGATCCATCCAAGATTCCGTCTCCAAAAATATTTTCTCGTACCGCTCGCCAGTCCACTGCCGTGTGTAGTGGCGAAGCGGTAGAGATCCGACGAGTGAGATGATCATCTGAGTCGCACGGGAGACGGTAGGAACAGAGAGTGCCAGCTCTGCACCAGCCCCGACGGTGTAAGTGTAGAACTGGCCAATCTGGGCAGCACTTCCTGCAGCAGCTTGCAGTGGCTCGTGAGCGAACGCAGGGGTCGCGTTTTGCTTCTTGCTTGCGAAGAGTGCCATCACTTCGGAGTCTCTCAACTCCTTGTGATGGTGTCCACTAAGGTCAGCCGAAAGCCATCGCAGGCTTCGCTCGAGTTGTCGGTTTTGATGCAAGCATCATTCCCCACACTGCACACCTTGCGAGCTCAATCGGGCCGGGCGACTTCTGCGAACTGAGCACGACGAGTCCGTTGCCACTCTTCACCGAAACTGCACGACCGATGTGTTCGGCCAGCGACAGATCACCAGTGTGACGACACCGATCCTCAACGATCATCGCCTTCGCTGAAGCAGTCCATTTCAAGAGCTCCGCATATCCGACGATCGTCATACGCCGGCGAAGGTCAGGAGGGCAGTGAATCTCCAGCGATGGAGTACACGCAAGATTGACCGACGAGTTGTGCATGAGGTTCACGACTTGTTCCCACATCTGAGCTGCAGACTCAACGACGAACGCTGTTGTCACGATCACTCGCTCGCCATCAAAGGCCGTCCCGATGCCGACATACCGTGACTCGTCAATGCTCGAGTCAATGGTGAGCCACTGGATCGGTGGCATCGGATTATCAGACCGACGATCTGACCACATTCCGAGAGGCAACCAAGCGGTTGTGGAATCCACCCAGAGATTCAAGTGACCTCGGATGAACGCTTGACGGTTCGGCGAATCGTAAGCGAGCTCCAGTGCTTTCATGGTGATCGTTGTACCGAGTGCAGGGTTGGCCCATCCCCAGTATGAGCGATCCTCAATGGAGACATCTGGAGGGAGCGACCACTCAGCGAAATAGAGCGCACCTTGAGTCCCTGAGTCAATCGCTGCGATACCTTGCTCTCGTAGTTGTTGGAGCACTGTTGAGCCTTGATCGCCGGCGGTACTGAACATCATCATCATCGGATTCTTGACTGCGATCTGTGACGGCCTGAGAGCTGTGAACACGACCTCGGGACTGATGTCCCACACTTCGTCCACGAGAAGAACTGACGCTGTCATACCGTGAGCGTGAGCTGAAGCTGCGACGACCGAGATATGATCCGTCTGGGAAGTTGATCCGCTCGTCTCCGTTCATCCAGCGAACTTTGCACTCGAACTTCTCGTCAAGGTCACGGACGACATCACGGAAGAGGGCCATGCTTCGTCGCTTTTGGTTGGCCACGATTACGACTGATTGAGGCTCTTTGCGGAGAGCTGCATACTCGGTCGCCATGAAGCCGGCGACAGCACGCATCACAAGACTCTTGCCGTTCCGTGGAATGTCAAAGCGACACTCTCTGGTGGCGAGTCGGTCGTCTTTTTGGAAGGGTCACTTCCCGAAGATGGCCCGATGCCGAAGCTCTTGGAATACCACGACGAGACTCGAGTCATCGGACGAGTCACCGAACGAGTCTCCACCGCCGAAGGCATGATGTTCGTCGCCAAGCTGAGCGCAACTCGTGCAGCTGACGACGCTCTCGCACTGCTTGCCGATGGTGCTCTAGATTCGGTTTCCGTTGGCGCAGTGCCGACCAAGTTCAAGCGCCTCGCAGACGGGACGCTAGAGGTCTCTGAGGCGAAGTTCTTGGAATTGTCGGTCGTCACCACTCCGGCATACGCCGAGGCGCAAGTATTTTCAGTCGCTGCCTCTTCACCCGAAGAGGAAGCACCCGACGAAGAAGTAATACCAACCCCAACCCCAACATCCGAGGAGGATGAAATGTCAGAAGCAATCGAAGCATCAGCAGTTCCCACTGCTCCCATCCAGTATGCAGCACCGAAGCGTGAGTTCAAGCTTCCGACCGCTGCCGAGTACATGGTCAAGTTCGTCGCTGGCGGTAGCGAGTTCGCTGAGTTCAACCAGCGCATCGTTGCAGCTGCACCGAATGTCACCACGACCGACACACCCGGCATCTTGCCCGTCCCGATCGTCTCGCCGATCTACAACAACTTCGTACCGAACTACCGTCCGTTGATCACCGCAATGGGAGTCCGCCAGATGCCCATGAGTGGCAAGGTCTGGATTCGACCCAAGGTCACAACCAACACCACTATCGGTGCAAGTAACGGCGAGCTCGTCGCACTTGATCAGGGCACTTTCGTCGTTGACGACATCCAAGTCACGAAGGCCTTGTACGGCGGATATGTCAAGCTCTCCGAAGAGTCAATGGACATGACCTCACCCGAAGTCCTCGGTGCCTTGATTGACGACATGGCTCGTGTATACGCAAACGAGACCGACATCGCAGCCTGCACAACTTTCGCAGCTGGAGTCACCCAGACTGAAGCTCTTGCAGACATCACCGATCCAGCCGACTGGGTTGCGTTCATCTACAACTCAGCAGAGCAGATCTTGAACAACTCGAACGGCAACTTGCCCAATGTGCTCATCACGAATCCTGCGTACTATGCAGCACTCGGCGCATTGACCGACACCGCTGGTCGTCCGTTGTTCCCGAATGTGGGCCCACAGAACGCACTCGGCACCACTGCAGCGAGCAACTTCAATGGCAACGCTTTCGGCTTGAATCTCGTCGTTGACCGCAACTTGACCGCTGGTGGAGTTTCCAACCTCTATGTCGGCGACAGCACCGGCTTCGAGTGCTGGGAACAGCAGAAGGGCGCGATCTCAGTGGAACTCGCTGACGGCGCACTCGGACGCATCATCAAGTTCCGTGGCTACTTCAGTTCCGTCATGATTGACGCAACCAAGTTCGTCCGCAAAGCCTGATCCGACTGACGAAGAGAGAGATCTGAACGATGGCAACATTCACAGTCACGCATCAAATGGTGCTAGACGATGTCGCTGTCGTTCAGACTCTCGAGTCAACCGACATTGCTGTCGGACAAACGATCACGCTCAGTGGATGCGCTGCACAGCTCAATGGCAGTCATGTCGTGTTCGCAGTACCGACATACTTGTTCGTCGGTGTTGACGAAGAAGGCGATTACCTCTACGACACTGATGTCATCATCCCGAACCAGTTGCTCTTTCAAGATGTCGGGAACAACATCGGTCGTGAAGCAGTTGATCCAGTCGGTTCGCTCGTCTGGACACAGAGCTGCACTTGGATATCAGTCGGGGATCTCACCGAATTTCTCGGAATTAGCGGAGCAACCGCCAATGACACAGCGTTCATGACCTCATCAGTCAATGCCAGTAATGCGTGGTCATTCAAACGCAGAGTGCAGGCCGGCTATCACGATTCTTTGACTAGCGTTCCTGATGCTGCCGTCAAAGCTGGAGTCGTGCTTATGGCTGCGAGCCTGTACCGTGAAAGAGGAAGCATCGACTCGTTCTCAAGTTTCCAAGACATGAGCATCGCAGCACCAGTCGCATCAATGGGCCGAATCAACCAGCTTCTCGGCATCAAACGATCGCAAGTGGCATGAGATGGCAGGCATTTTCACGGACACGATCAACGCTGTCTCAGCGACGATCACAGCTCTCGGGCTTAAGCCAGTCACTGACCCGCGTAACGCTCGACCTCTTACTGTATTCATTGAGCTTCCTACTTTCACTTCGTTCAATAACCAAACAGCGGACATCACGATTGATCTCCGAGTGCTGGGTGTGCCACCCGGCAACCAAGA